ACCATCCGATAGGACGGAAACGCATCAAACGGTCAACGACTGGTCCGATAACAACGTTTGGTTCCTGCGCTACTGCCTCAGCAAGTGCTTGCTTTCCAGCAAGGATTGTGCGGTAGTTAGCAGCCACTGGAGTTACGGTTATAGTGGTTGTCGCTGTAACAGCACCAGAGTGTGCTGTGTCAACTGTGATGGTTGTTGTTGAACCTGATGTAACCAAAGATGTAATCTTTGCACCAGATGCAATACCTGTACCTGAAACCTTATCTCCTGCTTCTGCAGAAGTAGCGATAACAGATGATGAAGCCACACCAAATGTGTATGCAGCAGATGCTGCAGCAACAGTTACTGCAGTTGTAGCAAGTGCTGACTGGTCAGCACCATCTACGCCACGGTACATACGAGGGGTTTCTACAAAGTAGGCACCTTCAAATGTTCCAATGGTTCCAGGCCAGAACTGACCTGTACCTGTTTCTGCATACTTGTGCATGTCATTCCATCCACCAACACCAGTTTCAGCACGAAGGTCGTGTGAAACTTCTGGGTGGATACCGCACCAATAAAGTGCACCTTCACGTGGTACAGCTTTGTTTGAACGCAACTTAGCAACAGCCTTACGGATGTTTGCAGCAGTGATTGTGTCAGTTGCTGTAATTGTTGCAGTTGATGTACGGCTTCCACCGTAAATTACGTTGGTTCCTTGGCGCAATGATTCCATTGCAATCTTGTCTAGCGAGTCTGCCATGTTGAACGCGATGATGTCAGCAACTGCTGGGTCAACATCTGAGAGTGAGAACAACTGCAACTTGCGAGTTACAAGTGAAGCGTTTCCATATTCAGCAAGTGAAACAGAAACGGTAGAAACATCTGGCAGAGCAACAGCATCTGGGTCAGTTGATTCTGATGATAAAGACGATGTAACAGGTGACAAATCGTTGTAGAGTGAGAATACAACGCTTGAACCTGGCATCGCCTGTTGAGCTGGGCGCTTGTCTGCCACTGAACGAATCAATGGTTGAGCACGAAGCGCGAACTCTACATAGCGGTCATAAGCAGTTTTGATTAAACCCGCAATAGCGGATGTATCTGTATAAACTGTAGCCATAGTTCACCTCCTTGGTGATTGGTAGTTGTTAGTTATAAGTTGTTATACCAAGGATTTTACTTAAATCAGCAGCACTTGCAGCATTAAGAATTTTGGAAAGTGAATCTTCATCAACACTTGGTGGTGTTCCCGAAGAAATAACATTGTTAATTCTTGATTGTGCACTTGCATCAGGTACATTTTTTTCCTGAACATCGTCAGGTTCTGCTGGCTTTGCACCAAATACATCGCCGTATTCTTCAAGCCATGCTGACACGGCTTCCTCTGTCATATCAATGTCCTGAGGTATAAATGCTGCGACTTTTGGATTGATACCCTTTGCTGATAAAACATCCTTGACGGTACGTTGACGAGCTTGAACTCTGAACGTATTTGCTTCTTGTTCAAGGTCTTTCAAACGTTTGTCTAATGTTGGATTAACCTTGCGTAGTTGGTTTACGACATCTCCAGATTCTTCTGTGAAATCATCTTCGTCATCGTATTCGTAATTGGTAGCCATCTACCTATCTCCCTTAGTTAGTTGTATTCACAATCCACAAATATGATTTGGGGAAACCACATTGGCTATTGCTACCAGACTCTTACTCCCCCCTGGGCTGGTCGGTCAGGGTGGGGATTCTTTTATACTCCGCTTTCGCTGCGAAGTGACATGGTGCCTAAGCCAGAATTACCACTAAAGCGTGATATTTCGCGTTGAGCACGTAGTTGAGATTGAAGCATCTCTGATTGATTTTGTTCAAGAATTGTTTTAATGGCAGATATATCATTGCCACTCTTATCTGTTCCTTCAATATCTTCAAGGCGACCTTGTTGTTGTGCAAAGTTAAATGCTTTACCAAATTCTGCTTTAAGAGCAGTCAAATCTTGTTTGCCAGAGGCATTGATAAATGACTCGGCAACTCCGGCACCAACATTTTTAAATCCTGCTTGGTCTGCTGCAGCACCAATTTCGGCTGCACGAACTTCTTTGTTAACAAGTTCTATGCCAACCTTAGGGTCAAGCAACCAAGTAATCGCTGTGCTTGGACTAATTTGATAGTAATTTTGGAGAGCAGCCATTACATCAGTATTTTTACTTACTCTATCTGCTGCTGTAGACACACGACTTTCAAACTCCGAAGGTGACACTTGGTTAGCAATAAGCCCACCAAGTCTTTCACGTGTTCCAAGAACATCATTGTTTAAACCATAGGCACGCAATGTCTGCTGATAACCGCGTTCCATTGAAATATATGTAGCTTCATTGATAGCCATGTTCTTATCTTGTAAAGCTTTCATACCAGGAAAACGTTGTGCATATTCTGGTGTTTTAAGAATGTTAATTTTTATTTGCGAAGCAGTTAAATCTTGTTTAATATACTCATCCATTACATCAGCCAAAGAATCAAGACCAGCAAATTTAAGATTAGCTTTGAAATCTTCAAGTGCAGTAGTATTTGCTAAACGTTTGTCATTTTTTCTTTGTTCATCTGCTTCTGCTTGTCTACGTTGATAAATTTTGTCTTGTTCATCTAACAATGCTGCTGCAGCATCACTAGCTTTTCCACTTGCAGCAGAAGCAATTAAACTTGCAGCGTAAGTTGCAAAAGCATTTTCATCTGTAAAAGTTGTGCCATCTGATGCTGTATAAACTTTAGCATCTTTAGGACCTGGAAGTGGTTCATCGGGTGGTTCATCATCGCCATCTTCTGTTGTAGTTACAAATGGTCCATTTAATTTGCCATTTCCTGTTGTAGCTACAAATGGTGAAGGTGTTGTTTCTTCTTGAGATGCATCGGTTGTTGATGTTTCTTTTCCGCGGTTGCCATAATCTGTTTCATACATCAAGTCATCTTGTTCATTATATCTTGCCATTATCCTGTAAATCCAAACTGCTTCATCAAATCTACAGCCATATTGCTGTAAGTTTCTTTAGCGTTTTTGGTATACTGCCACATTGGGTCTGTTTTAACAGTTTTAGTAAAATCAGCAAGAGTGCTAACTGTTCCATCTGGTTTATTAACTTTATTCATAAGGTCATTCCAAGTAATATTACTTGGGTCAACTTCAAGAAGTTGTGACATTTTATCTCTATATGAACTTGTTATATCATACAAAGTACGACCTTCTTTAAGAGAAGCAGCAAAAGCTGGGTTAGCATCAATAGATTTTTGTTTAATATTGTTTAAATACCATTGTGCATCTTTTCCAGATTTTAGGTCAAGCAAATCACGCTGCATTGCAGCAAGAGAATTGTTATCGTATGATATGCCATAGAGAAGTCCTTGACGTTTAATTTGGTCTACATAACTACCAATGGCACCGCCACCAGTAAAAATTAAATCAGATTTTTTTGCAAGGTATTGGTCAAGTTGGTTATCATCCCAACCATTTTGTAAAGCAAGAGATGCAAGTTCTTTAATTTTTCCTTTATTGTCAATAACCTTACCAGTAGCTGCATCTATACCATCAATAGTAATACCAAGTTTTGCCATTGAAGCATTGATAGTATCAATTTTATTGGTTAATGTTTGTTTAAATGTAGCAGCATTGCGTGGGTCATGGGTTTGAATAAAGTAATCACGTAATGTTGGAGCAGTATCATGCCACCATGATGTGGCTTTAAGGGCTTCCATAAATGTTGATTCTGTCCAAGAATTATCTTTGGCTTTTTGAAGGATGCCTGTTATTTCTTTTTGTTGTGCTCCATCAAGACCATGAGCGAAAGTTGCTTTTAAAGCATCTACCCAAATTGTTTTTCCATCATCTTTACCAGGAGCTGGTGGTGGATTACCCGTGCCAGCACCATTGCCAGTACCAGTGCCTTTGATTTTGTTTTTTGCAGCAAGAGCTGCTGCTGCTGCTGCTTTATTTTTTGCAGCAAGAGCTGCTGCTGCTTTATCTTTTGCTGCTTGTTCTGCTGCAGCCTTAGCTGCTGCTGCTTTATCAAGAGCAGCTTGGTCTACTTTCGGTTTAAGTTCAAAGCCAACCATTGGCTTTCCGTCTTGCATTGGAACGGAGCCAAGTGCTTTCATATCTCTTGCAATTTGATTAGCTTTTTCAGTATTGCCTTCGGTAAGAGCAATATCTAATTCAACTTGTTTTTTATCACCCTTAGATTTATCACTAGATTTTTGTTGTTGTATTCTATAATCAGAATCTTTCTTTTTTAAATCATTATATTTTGTTTGTTCTTCAACAAATTTCTTTTTA